TTTTGATGATTACGTTATCTCTTATATGGGAGAAATTATAGCACAAGCAACTGAGAACTCTATATGGAGTGGAACTAATGTAGCAGGACAATTCAACGGATTTTTAGGAGCAGTTACAGGACTTTTATTACCAGGAGTAGATGCTACAGTTGTACAAGATGGTGCGGCAATACCTTATACTGCTGCAAACATTATTGCTAACTTACAGTCAGCAGTAGATGCAATTCCTACAACAACTTTAGGAAAAGAAGATTTACATATCTATATGAGTCAAAGATCTTACCAATACTACATCTCAGCAGTTTCTACTTTAGGTTATGTAAATGCTTACAATATGAACGGAGATTACGTACCAATGTTTGAAGGGTACAAATTGGCTGTGTGCAATGGGATGGAAGAAAATCAAATGGTAGTAGCTCAGAAGTCTAACTTGTTCTTTGGGACTGACCTTTTAAGTGACGCTACACGTATTAACTTAATGGATATGGCTACTTTGGATGGTTCAGACAATATTAGAATGGTTGCTCGTTACTCAGCAGGTGTACAAACAGGTACAGGAGCTGACATCGTAAGAC